GACCTTTCTTGGCACCGGCATAAATTCCCCGATGAACGGTGGAATTAGACCCCATCATGCGGCTAAGTTGTTCAAAGCCGTGCTCAAGGCTGGATTGAGGTATGTTATCCAAAGATTCTTTATCGCCTATAATGACACAAGCCGCAACGTTCCCTGTCGCCGCATCTACACCTGCAAGAATGTTCTTGCGTAGGTTATCTCTAACAGCATAAGAAATTCCAGTATCACTGGTGTCCTTGATTGGCGTAGCGCCAAACATTATTATACCTGATGAAAATATTGTATCTAAATCCGCTTTGTCGAAAGTTGTGTATGCTGACTCCTTCGCCGATATCTTATTAAAAAGATGAAAGATAGAACAAATGCTATTATTGGCTGTTCCCCAAAACTGGTTAACGGTTAGCTTGGGGTATAGCTGTTTGATTTTCTCGTTATCTAGTATAACTAATGGCGATACTACTCCAGCCTTTTGTAGATCGACAACTTTGGTCACTGTTTTTTTGGAGTTCTCTTGAACTTTAATGCCTTCTCCGCGAGTAGGCAACGCAAGTATGCATCCTACTTTGGCATCCGTGTCCTTAGTTTCTTTGCCAAGGGACTGGTTGAGGTCGTGACATATTTCTAAAACTCTAGCTACGCCCCCTGCGCCCGTTCCTCCACCGGCTCCAGCACAAACCAGAACTCTTTCGTAACCGGCCCCAAAAGCCTTCTTAAGAAAATCAAGAATGTCTTCATAGCGAGTACGAAAAACTTCATCAGCGGCGTCAGGATTTTTGCCAGCTCCGCCGTCTCCAATTAAAAGTTTATTTTCTTCTGGTATTTTTATTAAAGACAGGTCTTGCTGTGCGGTGTTTATGACGCCAACTCTACGGTAGCCTAAATTCCAAAAGGATTCTGCTAGGCGCGAGCCTCCTTGCCCAACTCCAACTATTGCAAAATTAAAAGCTGCGTCATCAAATTCATCTTTGACTCCATCCTCAACTGGTTCATCGTCAGGTAAAGGAATATCGGGTAAATCGATACCTAAATCTTCTACTTCTGAAATAGGCTGAACCGGTTCTAGTGGCGTAGCGGATTCGCTAGGCGATTCTGGAGCTTCTCCTGCGGTTAGAGAAGGGGGCGCGGCCTCTTCTTCGGGATAATATTCATTTATACTTGTATCACTCATCTTCTTCGTACCCTTCGTCTTCTTCTTCTGATGAAAAAGCTTGGTTTAAATTTTTAGAAAAACTATCTGAATTCATATTCTCCATAGCGTCAGACCAATGGCTAACTAAATACTGCAAAGACATTGCGTTACGCTCATCTTCAGCTTTGGAGTAAACTTGAGGATTTCCTTCCTCGTCAAAATTAAAAAGCATGAAACCCCCACACGACCACTCACTCAACTGGTCTAAGATATTATCTGGTATTCTATTGGTCTCTTTGATAATCATATTATTTATTACACTATTTTATATTGATACTTCAAATTTATCGAAAATGTACTTTTTAGACAAAGAAGCTAGATCAGCTTCAAATATCTCTAAAACTTTAAAATTATTATTCTCTAACCACACTATTTTATCGTGATCCCTTGTAATTGATTTCAAGTAATTAGCCCTAGAATTATTATGAAAGAATTTGTTGAACTGCTCGTGCTGGGCGCCTTGCACTTCTACTGCTATTCTTTTAGTCATGTTAATTAGATCTACTTTCATGCGTGTGCCATAAACAGGAAACTCTTCATAGCAAATTTGACCATACCAAAACTTTTTAAAAAACTGTTTTACTTCGTATTGGAAGTTAGATCGGCATTCGCCGTCCCATCTTATCCTGTACTTTGTTACGCTTTTGTTTACCAGCCTTCCTTTTATGTCATAAAGCTTCACTTTTGAATACCCTCTAAGGCAGTTTTTAATTTTTTAAAAAGGTATTTGCAAATTTCTTCTTCTCTTTCTAAGTATTTTCTAAAGTTGTCCATACCTTGATGCTTAGAGTCCATTTCTAATCCTGCTTTTTTGAGCTCTTCGATTAACTCGTCAGCAACTATTATCCATGCGCCTTTAGCTTCCGCCATCTTCCATTGTAGAAGCATTAACAAGACCTCGTACTCAACCCATACGCTTCTGCCTCCTGTCCTGCCGTATTTGATGGGGTAGCGAACTACAGTTCCAGTTTTTTCATTAGCCGTCTTTCGGAAAATAATCTTACAGTAATGCCCCTCTGGCTTGTCGTCTTTTGGTGGAATCATGTCGCCTCCATAACGAGGCTGAAATTCTAATATCCAGTCAGAATAATGTAATAAAGCATTCCCTCCAGAGGCATTTGTAAGTTTTGGATCAGTTTTTTCGTATTGATTCAAGCTAACCTTACTACGAACTTGAGAAATCATGAAGCAAATATGACCTTTGGTGGAGAGGCCTAGGGCCATTTTCTTTAAGAAATTAGAGCTTAAAACAGATCCTCCAGCCACTTTATCTGATTCTTCGAAAGATCGATCCAAATCTTTTTTAGGAACCATCGCGTCCATTGAGTCGATGATAAAAAAGTATTTGCATTCAGTTGGGTTGTTCATAATCAACTCTCTCATGAGTTGAAGAACGCTCTCAAAAATATTACTTTTATAGATAAAAAGCTTCTCAGGTGAAACGTCAAGCCCTGACCTTCCCAGCATCTCTGGAGATAGTCTACCTTCAGATTTTATGTAAACTACCATGCTGTTTTCTACGCTATCTTGGAAGTTCTTAGCGAAAGAAAGGGCGCAAGAAGTTTTGCCACCTTCCGAAACTCCGGAGGCTCGAATTATAGATGGACGGATTCCTCCTGACATTTCTATATCTAAGAGCAAGCTACCGCTTGAAACTACGTACTGAGGCTCTTTCTCGAAATTAAAATGCTCGTCTTTGTGATCCTTGAGATAGCTTTGGATTTGATCCAGAGGGCTAAGTCCTTCAACTGTTTTCTTTTTTGCTGCCATGTTTAATGAAATCTTTTATTGTTCGGGTTCTGACTTGAAGCTTCCTGTCTTCGCCTTGTTTGACGTCTGTTAAATCATATTTAGTTTGGGGTTTTAAGTCAAGACAAAATTTAGCATACTCTATTTTGAGGTAGGCTTGGCCTTGCGGGGATATAAAGAAAGATAAGCTATCCATGGCGAACTTGAGAGGTAAAGCCTCCCAGAAAGGTTTTAATGGATACTTTTCGATAAGTTGTTTAGCAAACTTCATCTCTCTGGATACAATACCCTTATTTTTCCAAATAATTTCAGTATTATTTAAAAATTTATTAATTATGAATTGATGTAGGGTTTGCTTGCGCTTTCTCCTAGCGGCCATAAAGTTATTATTTAATTAATGGGGTGAAAGATCAACAAGAAAGTTCCCTGTCCCAGAGATTTATAGCAAGGGCAGCTCTAGGCTCGTTAGGCGGGTGAGCGATAACGGGTGAAACCAAATGAGGAAAAGACCCGTCAAAGATTACAAAACGATTATATTTAAATTTTATTTTTGTCCAGTTGGATGAAGTAAGGTCTATTTCCTTTGTCCCGTTTTCTTGAAACTTTATAAAATGAGATAAACCTTCTGTATTTATAAAAAGATCGCCACCGTTAATTTTTGAATTGGGGCCAAGGTAAATCAAGGAAGCGTATGTAGGCGTCTTTATTGATCCGGTATAGTCGTAAAGCTTTTCGTCTTTATCAATGTGGTAGGGTAGTCCTCCTCTATCTACGTGATTTCTGTTATAGGGGTCAGTGTAAGAATTAGCCCAAGCTTCAAAAAATTTAAATCCATTTAGGCAAGCCTCTTCGTATAATGATTTAGCTCTAACCTCCCAAAGTTGTGATATTATTCGTTTGACACATTTTTCGAAAAGAGATTTATGGTTTTTGAGGTCATCCTTATGGATAATTTCTTCTACATGAGACTGGTTAGAAACAATATTTTTATAAATATGATCTAGCTGAGCTGTGTTCTCTAAAGCGTCATCTATTATGATGATTGAATTTTTCATTCATTTTGCTTAAGGTCATTTTTAACCATTCTTTCTACTAGATTCTCAAATGAAATAGCCGGTTTCCAGTTAAGCTCCTCCCTTATGGGTGTAGAGTCTCCGTAAAGCAAATTCACATCTGCGGGCCTATAAAAAGCTTTATTTATTTGAGCGAGAACTCTTGTTTCGGCCCCTCCCATGTCAATCTCTTGAGTCAGGAAAATTTCGTCCATTCCTTCGCCGACCCATTTCCCATTTATACCGGCACATTTAAACGCTAGATCAACGAATTCACGAATAGAATGAGTTTCATTACTAGATAAAATATACTCGTTAGGCTCTTCTTGGTTGAGCATTAACCATACCCCTGACATAAAATCTTCGGAATCAGACCAATCTCGTAAAGAGTTTACGTTTCCTAATTGTAAGGGTTCGAATTTTTCATTTTTACTAATAGCCTTTTTGATCCTAGCTACATTTTTACTAATTTTTCGGGTAACAAATTCTTCTCCTCTTCTTAGCCCTTCGTGATTGAAGAGAATGCCGTGCACAGCAAATCT